CTGGGTGGAGATTCGCACTCACTAAAACCCTTGTGTAATAAGGGAAACGCTCTACTTGTTATTAATATGTTAAAGTTCATTGCATCATGCTCTTCAAAAATCGAGGAACTTGAGCCAAATTGCTTGAGGGGCCAGAATCAGGATTAAGCAGCCTGTTCAATTCTTCTTTAGAAAGATGGACAGACTTCTCAAGCTCAGACTCTTTTTCCTCCTCAACAACAATCGGCGAGTTACTTCGAGTTAAGAAGGCTTCAAGACGTAAAAGCTTAGATTCTAAGAGTCTTTGCTTCTCGTCATAATCGGCAATCCTACGCTGCATTTCAGCCTCAACTTGCAAAGCTGAGGGAGACTTGCGACGAAGGGCTGCAGTGGGCAATGAGGGCCCAAAGGTACCGCTAAGCATATCATTATCAACAGCGTTGATCAGAATAGCCGCACAAACTGTGCCAGAGGCTGAAAAGCCACTAGGCAAAGTAAACGTGATCGTGTTATTCGCCAAAGACTCGGCGATTGTGGAGAATTGAAAAGTCTCGATAGAACCAACTCCATTAGCGGAGTTAGTCCAGTCGTGATAAATCGCATCACCAGTAATAGCAGCGAGCGTTTGGATATGATTTGCTGCGCGACGCACACCAGTTGTACCGGGTGCGAAGAACATCGGAGTGATGTCTGTACCCCAGGAGGAAACCCTTGGTACTGTCTTCCCAAAGGTAGTCTCTCCAAAGCCACTACACCAGATTGTCATCTGGTAAGTACCAGCATAGCCCACAGGCAGCTGCATGATTGACGCATTAACATACTTCACAGGATATGAACTCTCTTGATCTATACTATGAGCACCATCCAAAAGCTGGCCTGGAGTACCGTTCATATTACAAATGATTGAATCAAAGTAAGTAGTACCGGCATGAAGGTCAGGCAATAATGGCTTCAAAAGAGTTAGGTCATAAGAACACCATAACTCTCCAATTACAGCTCCGTCGGTTTGATTACCGACGGTTGATATCTGAAAGATACCAATGTCATTGAAACGAGAGTCACTGCCAGAAGCACTAGCATTAGACGAATCCACGTAATGGGTAGCAAGTGAACTCTGATCAAGAGCAAGCTCAATGGGATGGATGAAGGAGTTGCAGGGTTCATCACTAGTGGTAAACTCGTGGTTATTAACTGCAAGCTGATTTGCCAATAAAGGCGCCTCAGCATCATAAACTGTGGACATCATCACAGAGCCCAAACTCTGTGTTGATGAATAATTGGTACTAGTGGATTTGTACTCGAGAATCATACCATTTAACTGGTACTGCTCAAAACAATTAGCCACACTAGAACCCCAGGGAAAGAGGACTTTCGTACCTCTTAATCCTGGCTGGATACGGTATTCAGTAGTAGCAAACAGAGTGCTACTATACACGTATCCGATGAATTCACGATGCGCAATCTTTGGGGCTGTACCGCCACCAAATTGCACATTCATCGCCCCCATGTTCATAGTCTGCCAGTTAGTAATTTGATCTTCAAATTTCTTACCTTTAGACAATTGAGCATGCTTTCGGGCACGTTCTCGGTAGTCACCCATACCTGTAATAGATTTGAGCACACCATGGGCGGTGTCTAAGACACCACCTACAGTGTTAGCAACTCCGGTAACACCAGAGGCTATACCACCGAGAAAGTCACTAAAATATCCACCACGACCTTTAACTCTGTTAAATTTCGTGGGGACGTAGTCACCGTGACCAGTAACCACAACCTTCCCGACCTCCTTCTCAAGCTTTTTGATTGGATGTTTCTTAGAAAGATCCTTTCTCAGCTTCTTGGCTATCTTGGTAGCTTTACTCTTCGTCATCTTGCAGAATTCAAATTACTGAATGGACAGTTATCTGTATTCTTGCTACCACAAGATGCGTGGGCCAAGGCCCAAATAAGAGTTAGCCACCCCAAGCAGCTCGTTCGAGCCGGATGAGGGGGTCCGGGTGAGAGTACTTTCCCTGTTCGGAAGACTCAAACCCGGCCACAATACCTTGGAAAAAGGCACGTGAACGGAAATGATGCTCACAGTGATGCTGCTCGCAATAACGGGCAAGCATTTTATGTAATTCATCGAAGTGGTCGCTAAAAGCGTATTCAATGCACAACGACTGCAAGCAGGATGCTCGATTCTCAATGAGTCGGTCCTCGTTCTTAGCAACGCGGGCCTCCGGATTGGCTAACTCATATGAATTCTTGTTCCAGTTTAATGGGACTGGGACAAAAACTCCCGTGGAAAGCCGTTTCATCTCCATGGAACAAAAGTTTTGCTCCTCAAAGAATCCCGGCTTGGACTCGAGCGTAAAGGTAATACCACACTGATTTCGCATCCATTGGATAAATTCCTCCGGATCGACATCATCCTGAACAGTATCATCACCCATGGCGATGATCTCATTAGGCTGTGGAACCTTACCGTGCTGTATATCGTAGATAAATCGACACAGCACGACGATCTTACAATTTGACGAGATCGTCAGCAAACGGCCCGAAGGCTGAATGCAAGGCTTCACTTTACGACAGACTACTCCATTACTGAAGCAGAAACTCCCATAGAGTGAAGCAAGCTCACGAGCTTGAGAGAGAGCTCGCCATCTGTTGAGCAGATGCTCGTCGGTTGTAATACACAACCGCTCATTCAACTCTCGGACAGCTAAAAGCGCCCAGGCTGGACAAGTAATATCAAACGACTTAGCGTCAAAGGATACCCATTTCTGCGAACCGTTAGAATACTTACGAACAAATCGATCAGTGCCACCGCTCTTGAAATTGTAACCCGGTTTAGAGGGAATTTCAGCACAGTTTTTGATCTCCTGCTGCAACAATGGCATGTAGAGCAGGCGATCAATTATCTGATCGATTAAAGACACACCCCAGATAATGCGCCAGCGTTTCTCACCAATCTTTTTGGCTTTATGGGCCTCGCGCTTGATGAATAACCGCACTGGATCAGCTGCATATCTGGAGTCCTCACCTGAAAGAAGTTGCTTAATACGATCATCAACCTGCGAAATAACGCCGGCCATCTTGATTTTCTCAAACACATCCTTATTGGTGGGGAGGTCTTCTCTCAAAAAGAGAGCACCTGGTGACTTATCACCGGCGTTCTCTAAAATCCATGTGCAAACCTCATGGATATGATCAAACGACAGAAAATCCTCACGAATCTTCCATCGGCAACTGGAATAGTAAGACTCCATTCTAGCCACTGCCTCCATTAGTCCTTTAGGGGGATTAGTGAAGTTGACTTGTTCTGACTGAAAATTAAAAGAATCAATCTCATCAGAACTGCTTACCTTAGGATCACCATAAGCAACAGAGTCATACCCTGTTGTCTCAAGGTCCTTTTGGTGAGCAGATTGCGCGGGCTGTTGTTCACGAGGCTCCAATTTAATGGAGTCTACTGTGAACCAGTCCCTTTGTTCTGGCACCCGAGCGACTTCTCGAGTGCCTGGAGAAAAGACGGCTGTGAAACAACAGGTGGAGCTAATCCCGCCTGAGTGAAAACCGGTTGTGGTAGTGCTGTCTCCTTCTGCGCATGGCCATAAGGACACGCTGCACCTTTACAGGCGCTAGCATTAAAGGGACAAGGCTGGGACTTCAATTTGAGTGTCTTATTCTCTTCCTTAAGTGCCTTAACCTTTTCAGCTGCTAACAACTTCTCCTTAATCTCCTTCTCAACTTGCTTTTTATCAAGCTGAGGCTTCGCCGCCGTCTTAGGTTTTGATACCTTTTTCTTGGTTGCGACAGCCGACTCCTTGCTTACTTCAGGCTGTTTGACCTGTTTCTTCTTGGAGTTCTTAGGAGTAGACTTGGGTGAGTTCTTAGGAGTTTTCTTCTTAACTTTTTGGAACCCATCCTCCTCATCAATTTGAGCTAATAAAGCTTCTTTCTCTGCTTTGGCTTTCGCCTCTGCAGCCTCGGAGGCCTTAAGCTGAGCAAGTAACTTGTTCTTCTTACTTTGAGTCTTCTCTACTTTTTGTTTCTTCGATTGGATCTCATTTTGAACTTGATTGACGAGGTTGGCATCCTTCGCCAGAGCTTTTGCTTCCTGCGCGATTTGATGCGCGGGCAAGCCTGGTTGAGATGCCTTGGAGTTCATAATGCTAATCAATTCCGTCAATTTGGTCGTCAAATTATCAACGACACCCTCTAACTTCTGTTGTTTCGCATCCATATCACCGATTGATTTTTTAATACTATCAGTGTATGCGGACTCCAAGATGACACTCCCATCAGGTGTGACATCTTCTTCACTATCAGAATCTGAAGCTTGCGCTTCTTCATCATCAGCTGACAGCCCGGTGATAGGTGCCTCTGTTTGTACAGAAGCAACCTGTGGCTGAGCCAAAGGTTCAGCACTCTCACCTAACATAGCGTCATTAATGAGGCTGTTATTCTTTTGATAGAATTCTTTCTCCTCACGCGCATCAGCGGCTTGACGCTCCTCACGGGTGGCTTTATAATCAGCCAAGGCGGCATCATCCTCTTGTTCAGATAAGAGTTTATGTCTCTTCAAAAACTCGCTATAATCCTTTGAATCCTCGAAGGCTTCAACTTCATCAGCGGTCATGCGGAACAAATTCTTCTTACCAATATCAAGCCAATAATTACCGTCTTCATCATCATAAAACCGGCCGTCATTGTATTCTTCAGCTAAGCGATCCCAGTTATCCTCAACCATACGGCGAAAATAATCCGGCGAATCTTCCTTTCGGATACTTGAAAGCTTATAATTCAACCAATCATCAACCCATGCGAGGCAAAAACCCTGATTTAAATCATCAGTATTACTTGCTCCGCAATGGATAGCCACGACTTTTGGTTTATCAACGAGAATACTCGGACCAACAACAACAGGACTACCAGAAAAGCCACGAAAGCTTGTTGCAGCATAACGCACAACTCCACTATTCATAGCTGGCTCTGTAATACCTGTTGCATGCAAAATTTCAATTTCTGACTTTGCACTAGTTGTTCCAACAGTTGATACTTGCTGACGGACACCACGGACAAAGCGGCTGGGCACAACTGCTGTCATATCCAATAAATTGAATAGACTTTGTGGAAGTGGTACAACCGCTATATCCGGGAAAGGAGTTAAGATCACTGATCCATATGCCTTAAAGTCACGCTTTTCAGTAACCTTAATTGTGAATGAATGTTTCTCCTTTGCCGTAGCAAGGGTTATCTTACTATCCTTCACAATGGATTCACCAATGTGCGCTGCAGTGATTAAAAAATCACGCATGCGAAACGCCATGCCAACGAAAACATCGTCAACATAAACGCGAGCAAGATAACGCGGCATCTCTTTCACCACACGTGCTGGACTACCAGGAATGGCTTGTTCCTGGAGGAGTCGTGGACCAGACTTTGTTTTAAAAGGTGGTTCCACCTGTGAGGTATAGAGACAATGAGACATGCCATTAACATCACGAAAGTAATGTTTTGATGCCTCATAGATCCAGTTCGCCGTATCCAATTCCTCATCGGATAAAGCAACTACCGGCTCGGGATGACCGAAACGGTTTTGGAACCAGATCAAACCTTCGCGTCTCACAACTTTGATACATGATGTAACTCCCTTCAACAAATTCTTTACGAACTGATATAAGAAGTACACCACAAACAAAAACACAGCAATAGTAACAATGTGTGTAACGAAGGGTTCAACGGTCGCTGTCAACAGACGATAATTTGATACCGTCCATTGTTGCAACTCATCAGCCTGCAACTCTGAAGCTTGGCTCGGAACCATGCGTAAAAGCACAGTGACCAAACAAAACACAACCTTAGGATGCATAATTTTGATCATAGCAATGCCATTCTCCAACAAACACTTTTTAGATGTTGATGGTAAAGGTATTTGCATACTACGAGCTAGGCGCACAACACGAGAAATTGAGGACTTTGCCACAAACTGGGTCCATAGACGCAGTGCTGTAGGCAAAACCTCAACTGGCTCGGTTAACACTTTCTGCCAGGAATCACGATTTTTAATCTGAGACTCAACTGGAACATCAAGCTTCTGAATGAAATCAGACATCTCACTTGCAGCCAACAAACCTTCCAAAGAACCATAGTTATTAGGATGTATAACACTTCTCACATATGACTCAGGGAGGGATAGTTGAGACTGATCAGCCTCTTCCAATTTGTTGTGTGCAGCGAGACGCTGGTCAGCAGTCAAGATAGACGCCAACTCAGACTGTTTCACTACACCACCCGTCTTCTTTTGAAGAGCATCACCAATAGCAAACTGCTCCTTGGTGAGGCGGATGGGGAGTGATTCAAGATCCATAGATGCTGACATCATACGAATCTTGTAACCCAAACTGATCAACGCAGCGAAGAAGAAGGCTTTAGGGTTCTCCTTGACCTTCTCCAACCCACCAAGCTTCTCATAAGCTCTGAACGAGCGTCTCTCATACATTAAATAAATGATCTGAAAGACCATTATAATGCCTGAGAGCCAGGTAACAGTGCCTTGATGAACCGGTGGAACACCACGTGTCTCAGAACCAGTCAATGCAGACATCTTCTGGTTAAATTCCTTATAAACGACATCATCTGACGTTTTTGGAACAGAGTTAAAGACTGCACCACCTAGGTGGGCAGACGAAACCACTGACGAAGCAGGACCACTGCTACGGCTCACCGCAGCAGACAACGGCTCAGTCCGAGCGGACTGATGAGGTTGTAGAACAGCACTCACAGG